ACAAGTACTGGAGGGTGCGGAAGAAACTATCTACCGTGCCTTGGCAATTCGCCATATGGAACTTCCGGTAGGTGACTTTATCACTGATGCTCTAGCAAATGACGTACCGGATTTGGCGCGGAAGCTCCTATTGTCTAATGTCAAAGACGAGGAAAATCACGACCTTGCATTGGGTTACATCGCCAATGCTCTTGGCGTTGATCCGCAAGCTGAGGAAGAAGCCAAACGTCTCAGAGACGCCTGGATTGCTCATCCGGATCACACGATCCTCAAGGCACTGGTTGCCGAACGTGCAATTTTCTTTGTGCTCCTACCCTTTTTCCGTTTTACGGGCGATGCGGGGTTGAGGACAGTATCTGCTGACATTAGTCGTGATGAACAAGTCCACGTGGCTACAAATAGCTTGGTGTGTCGGGAGCTCGGTCTTGATTGGAGTCCTTCTCTTGACAAGCTCCGTAAAGCAACTATCAATTGGGTGATGCAGCCACTTAAGGCTAATAATCCCCATAAATATCTGAACAAAAAATTTTGGCTGGATTCCAGTGATCGCCGGATGTACGAAGGTAAAGCACCTGAACTTGCAGAAACTAAGCGAGCACGTATGCCAGCGTTCTTTGAACATGCAAACCCCAATCTCCCACAGTATGCCTAACTTTGGCCTTACTGTAAGGCGTCTTCTGGAAGAACTAGAAGATGTTTATCCACCCGTCAACCCCACTCCTGACACACCGCTAAACCAGATCATGTATCGAGCTGGTCAACGCAGTGTGTTGGAGTGGATCTCAAACCGACTCGATGAGGAAACTTAATTATGGGTGCTGGACGTAGAGCACATCACGCGCAACAAGAAGCAATGCGGGCAGCTAGTGCAGAAGCTGATCGCTTTCAAGCAATGCTGAAGGCACAGGAAGAAGCCAATCAAAAGATGGCTGAAGCACTAAAACCTAACTACGATGCACTAAAACCTCCCCGGACTACTGCTTCTACCGTAGGTCGGACTGGAGCTGGTGTTCGCACGGCTCGCTCTGCACGTAAGACCACTACAGGTATTGGTAAGGGTCTTGCTTCTCTTCGTATTCCCCTTAACATCGGTGAAGCTCCCGGTGGTACCCTTAACATTGGTTAATTAAATGAACGCTAAAAGCAGGTACGATCATCTATCTAGCTACCGTTCTCAATTTCTAGACACAGCGGTTGAGTGTTCTAAGCTCACCATTCCTTACCTCATCCAACGTGATGAGTTCCGTGTTACCCATCAATCACTTAGGCAGCCTTGGCAATCCGTAGGTGCAAAGGGTGTAGTGACACTTGCATCCAAGTTGATGCTGTCTCTCCTACCTCCTCAAACCACGTTCTTTAAGCTCCAGGTACGTGACGACAAGCTAGGCACTACGTTGCCTGCTGAAATCCGTTCTGAACTTGATCTCAGCTTTGCCAAAATTGAGCGTATGGTGATGGATTCGATTGCTGCTTCCAGCGATCGTGTAGTTGTTCACCAAGCTCTGAAGCATCTGGTGGTTGGTGGTAACGCACTAATCTTTATGGGTAAGGAAGGGTTGAAACACTACCCACTTAATCGCTACGTTGTCGATAGAGATGGTAACGGTAACGTAATTGAGATCGTAACCAAAGAACTGATCAACAAAAATCTTCTACCTCCTGAACTTTTCAAAGAACCTCTTCCTGTTATGGATACGGGTTTCTCCCATGAAAACGATGTAGAAGTTTATACTCATGTACGTCTAGACAACAACCGCTGGTTATGGCACCAGGAAGTCTATGGCAAAAAGATTCCAGGCTCCGATAGTAAAGCTCCAAAGGATGCTAGTCCTTGGCTTGTACTGCGCTTCAATTCTGTCGATGGCGAAAACTATGGACGGGGTAGAGTTGAGGAATTCTTGGGAGATCTTAAGTCGCTTGATGCACTCTCCCAGTCCCTCGTAGAAGGCTCTGCAGCAGCCGCTAAAGTCGTCTTCGTGGTATCACCCTCAAGCACGACCAAAGCACAGACGCTGGCGAAGGCAGGCAACGGAGCGATCGTTCAAGGCAGACCCGATGACATCGGTGTTATCCAAGTGGGTAAGACTGCTGACTTCGGTACAGCTATGACAATGATGCAGCAGCTTGAGCGACGCTTGGCTGAAGCATTTCTTATTCTCAACGTTCGTCAGTCTGAACGTACCACTGCTGAAGAGGTTCGACTTACTCAACTTGAGTTGGAGCAGCAGCTCGGTGGTCTATTCTCACTGTTGACTGTTGAATTCCTTCTTCCTTATCTGAACCGCAAGATGCTGGTTCTTCAACGCAGTGGACAACTCCCACGTATTCCTAAGGATCTGGTTAATCCTACTATTGTTGCAGGAATCAATGCTCTTGGTCGTGGTCAAGATCGTGAGTCTCTCACTGCATTCATCATGACCATTGCTCAAACGCTTGGACCTGAGGCACTGATGCAATACATCAATGCTGATGAAGCTATTAAGCGTCTGGCAGCTGCACAAGGTATCGACGTACTGAACCTTGTGAAGTCTATGGATCAGCGTCAGCAAGAGCAGCAACAAAACATGCAACAGCAAGAAGATATGATTATGGCTCAACAAGCTGGTCAACTTCTTAAATCACCCTTGGCTGATCCGTCCAAGAATCCGATGGCAGGTGAAACTGTCAACGCGATGATGGGCGAGGACGTCATTCCCCCACTTGAATAATTATGGCAGAAATCCTATCTTACGATCCAGCTGGTGATCCGGAAGTGGTCGGAGCAATAGAATCTGATCAGGCTGAGTCTCTGGCTATTGGAGAAGAGATGATCAACCAAGCTAATGCTCGGTTGGCTGGAAAGTATAAAGATGCACAAGAGCTTGAGAAAGCTTACATCGAACTTGAAAAGAAACTTGGCTCACGTGATGTACAAGAAGAAGAAACGTCGGAGTCAGAAATTGAAGATCAGCAAGAACCGTCTGAGTATTCTACGCAAATCGAAGCCATTAGTCGGGCAGCCGAAGAGTTCAACTCGAATGGCGAACTGAGTGAGGAGACTCTGGCTGAGTTTGAGAAAATGTCTTCTAAAGAACTCATCCAAGCATACTTTGAGTATGAGCAAAATCTCCCCACCTTTGAAGAATCTCAATCCATTGACTTGTCACAAAGTGAGATCAATCAAATTCAAAACTCTGTAGGTGGTGAAGCTGCTTATCAACAACTCGTTGGTTGGGCAGCTCAAAACTTCACACAATCTGAGATTCAAGCCTTCGACAACGTAGTCGATTCAGGTAACGTTGACGCAATCAACCTTGCTCTTGCTGGTCTCAAAGCACGTTACACTGATGCCGTTGGCTACGAAGGACAAATGATTCAAGGTAAAGCTGCAGCTCCTGCTGACACATTCAAGAGTCAAGCAGAGGTGGTGCGGGCAATGTCTGATTCTCGTTACGATCGTGATCCTGCGTATCGTGATGAGATTATGCAAAAGCTTGCCCGCTCCGATCTTAAATGGTAATGAACGACACAAACATCTGGGCCAAAGAGCCACCCCTTATTATGACCGACCATCCCTACGGTGTTCCACACAACGAACGAGCTGAGCAGCTCAACGGTCGCCTTGCTATGCTTGGCGTCATGGCTGCTCTTGGCGCTTACGCGCTGACTGGACAAATCATTCCTGGTATTTGGTAATGCCTCTTAAGAAGGGTAAGTCTCAAAAAACAGTTTCGTCTAACGTTTCAAAACTGAAAAGCGAGGGTTACCCTCAAAAACAGGCAGTAGCTATCGCTCTTAATAAAGCTGGTAAATCCCGCAAGAAAAAGTAATGGCTAAGCCTGGTCTTTATGCAAACATCCACGCCAAACGCAAGCGTATCGCTGCAGGCAGTGGTGAAAAAATGAGAAAGCCTGGGTCTAAAGGAGCTCCCACGGCTGCTAACTTTAAACGCTCCGCTAAAACCGCTAAGAAAAACACACTCAAAATCAAATGAAATTCCTTGCTATCCTCCCCGCAACCCTGATCGCCGCTGCTCCCGCAATGGCTGGTCCCTACGCTAACATCGAAGCCAACAGCGGTTTCACCGGTTCTGATTACACCGGCACTGCTACTGACTTCCACCTCGGTTACGAAGGTTCCTCCGGTGCAGCTTCCTTCGGTCTCCAAGGTGGTCCTACTGTCGTCTCCCCTGATGGTGGTGAAGCTGAGACTATCCTGACTGGTAAGATCTTTGGCTCGGTTGCTGCTAGCGATAAGCTTTCTGTCTATGGTGAAATCTCTGCTGCTTTCGATGACGTGAACAGCTACGGCACCAAGGCAGGTGTGAAATATAGCTTCTGATTATTATGATTGAATGTCCCACCTGTACCCCAGCGCAACAATACGTTCTAGAACAGCTGCAAGTTAAAGCAGATATTACAGATCCTGTTGCCCTGGCAGTCATCTTGGGTAACATTCAACAAGAATCAAACTTCCGTCCCAATGTCTGCGAGGGTGGTAAGATCGTTCCTTACGATCACTGCCTTCGTGGCGGGTACGGTTTAATCCAATGGACATCGCCCAGGCGTTATCATGGTCTGGGCAGATTCTGTAAAAGATACGGGTGTGATCCTAGTAGTCTGGTAGGTCAGACCCGTTACATGATTAACGAGCTTCGGTTTCGTGCCGAGCTTGCTGAGTTCCAGACTCTTTACCAACAACTCCCCTATTACATGAACTCCGCCTACTATTGGTTGGGTTGGGGAATCAAAGGTAATAGGGTGAGTTATTCATACTCTTTCCTAGACAAACTTAAATGAATGCAACAATTGCTTTACAGCAGAAGAATGCCTGGGACCAGTTTTGTGACTGGGTTACTTCTACTAACAACCGTCTTTATGTAGGCTGGTTTGGGACACTGATGATTCCGTGTCTCCTTGCCGCCACCATCTGCTTCATTGTGGCATTCGTTGCCGCTCCACCTGTTGACATTGATGGAATCCGCGAACCTGTTTCAGGCTCCTTGTTGTATGGAAACAACATCATATCAGGAGCCGTCATTCCGAGCAGCAATGCCATCGGACTACACTTCTACCCAATTTGGGAAGCTGCTTCACTTGATGAATGGCTGTACAACGGGGGTCCATTCCAACTCACCGTATTCCACTTCCTCATTGGCATCTATGCTTACATGGGACGAGAGTGGGAACTTAGCTATCGACTAGGGATGCGTCCCTGGATCTTCGTTGCCTACTCCGCTCCTGTCGCTGCAGCTACCGCTGTCTTCCTCGTCTACCCCTTCGGTCAAGGATCTTTCTCTGATGCAATGCCACTCGGTATCTCCGGCACGTTTAATTACATGCTGGTCTTCCAAGCTGAACACAACATTCTCATGCACCCGTTCCATA